TGATCGAAACTTAAATATTATTTTCAATCGTAGGAATTGTCTTAAGTTAGAAAAAGACAAGTATGATAGAGAGTTCATTGATGCTCTTGTCTTTGAACTTAAAAGTATGAGGCCCTTAGGAAATAGATGGTACCTGAGGCTTCCACGTAAAATTAAACAACAATAAAAAAAAAGCAACATGACAAGGACTGATCATTTTATTGGCAAGTACATTTACACATTAAGCGCCCTCGCTGCAGGAATAATTTTCTTAACCTTCTTCCTATTCAATTCGTGTAAAGCACAGAAAACTACCTATCACTTGTATTTCCCTTCAGAAGTATATGTGGAGTCATTGACAGCAGACTACGGACATGAGTATATTTTCGTGGGTGAGGGAGAGGCTATCCTGAAGCTAAGAAAAGAAGAGTCGATGAAGTTTCGCGTCTACTCTGATCGAGATGATCTTAGTGTTTATTCCGATTTTGAATTATTTTGGACGGACAACAAGGATGAACACCTAAAATACAACGGTAAAGTTTTCGTACCAGGAGGAATCGTATACAAAACTGAAAAGCACAAGACACCATGAGTAAAATGACAAAAATTGATGCAGCAATAAAGGATACTAAATTATATTTGAAAAAAGCGGAAGAAGATATAATGTTATTAATGAGAGAGAAGAAAGTTTTACAAGACAGGATTAGTGCTCTTGAAACGATAAAAGACAGCGACCAATACGAGTAATTTTTATTGTTGGTAACGTGTTGTATAAGAATAGTAGCGGATTGAAACGCACGAACCAAACGATTAAGAACAGAATTAAATAAATATTACTAACCTTAAATAAAGACCTAAAACCGCTATTATTTTTATACCGTGTTAGGCACAGTTATTAATTATAAAATATGAAAAATATATACAATGATAAAACAAAAAACATATTTAGCTGGTGGTTTTAAGAGCGATTGGGCTAATAAAGTAAAAGAATGTTCTGATAATATTGAATGGATTAACCCAAAAGATAAAGAGTTTAAGAATAACGAAAGGGTTATTATGAATGTGAATGAGTACGGAAAATGGGATTTGCATTTTATAAAGCAAAGTGATATACTATTTGTTTATATTGAAAAAACAAACACGAGCTGTATTGGTTTATGTTGTGAGGCTGGTTATGCTAAAGGATTGGGTAAAACGGTTATAACTGTACTTGAACCAAATCACGAAACAATAAAAGATAATTACTTATCCTTTGTAACACAGGTTTCTGATATTGTTTTTGACACATTAGAAGATGGTGTGGAATATTTAAAATCATTTGCAATATGAAATATAAGATAATTGGCTGGTGGAGTGGTGGAATTACAAGTGCGGTAGCTTGTAAAATTGGAATTGATTTGTATGGTAAAGAAAATGTAAGAATTATTTTTATTGATACACATAATGAAGACGATGATACTTACCGATTTATGAAAGACTGTGCCGATTGGTATGGCATAGAGATTGAGACTATAAGTAGTACAAAGCACGAAAGCGTTCAAGCAGTTTGGCGAAGATACAAAGCACTGAACAATGCTAAGGGTGCTGTATGTAGTTCTGAAATGAAAAGGCAAGTACGTGAAACGTGGGAAAAGACTAATGAATGGAAACATCAAATTTTTGGGTTTGAACTTGACGAATATAAGAGAGCAAAAGGGATGGTTTTAAACCATCCACAAACAAAACCTTTATTTCCTTTAATGATGCATGGATTGAATAAAAAGGATTGTATTAAGATTGTACAAGATGCAAGTATTGAAGTTCCAAATATGTATCAATTAGGGTTCTTAAATAACAATTGTTTTAAGACTGGATGCGTACAAGGTGGAATTGGATATTGGCAGAAAATGAGTAGAGACTTTCCTGATAAATTTGATAAAATGGCAGCGATGGAGCATGAACTAACAAATGTTAAAGGTAAGCCAATAACTATGTTGAAAGACCAAAGTAAAGGCGGTGGATTAGTATTTCTAAAACCACATAAAGACTACCCACAAATGAAAGATATTAGTATGATGAAAGGTAGAGAGCCTAAACCATTGTTTGATTGTAATGGTATGTGTGGGATAAACGACTTAGATAAAAGAAGCGAAACGGAGAGCGAAATTAATATGCAATAAAGTTTGTTTTAATTGTGCCTAACGAATAGCTATAAGAGCCGTTTTTTCAATGGCTTTTATAGCGTGTTACCTGACTGGTGCGATTAATAAACACAAACTTTAATTAAATGACTGAACGTAGTAATAATATTTTTTTGAGCGATGGCAAATTAGGCGATAGCCTAAAACACGGTTCTCTGTTCTCTGGAATTGGTGGCTTTGATTTAGCTGCTGAATGGATGGGGTGGGAAAACGTATTTCATTGCGAATGGAACGAATTTGGTCAACGAATACTAAAACATTACTGGCCTAAAGCAATATCTTATGAAGACATTACCAAAACAGACTTCTCTATTCACAGAGGAAAAATTGACATCCTCACAGGAGGATTCCCCTGCCAACCTTACAGCTCAGCAGGTAAAAGACTTGGTAAAGAAGATGACCGACACCTCTGGCCAGAAATGCTTAGAGCAATTCGAGAGATTAAACCCAAATATGTTGTGGCAGAAAATGTTTCTGGTCTCATTAGTTGGAATGACGGATTGGTTTTCAACGAGGTGCAAGCTGACTTGGAAAATGAAGGGTACAAAGTACAACCGTGTGTACTTCCAGCTGCTGCCGTCAACGCTCCCCATAGAAGAGATAGGGTCTGGTTTATTGCTATCAACACCGAGCGCAAATCCAATGGCGAACATAACGCCAGAGAGAGCAAAAGAAAAAGGTTGGATTTGGAAGGAAACCTCTTGGTACAGGAAAGACGGAACGAAAGTTCAAACAACATTATCACATCAAATATCTCAGGGATTAATACCGACACCGAGAGCGAACCAAGTAAACGGATGCAATCTAAACAGCGAGAAATTAGCAAACAGGAACAAAGGGAATTTGGAAGAAACGGTAGCGAAGTGGAATCAAAAAGGAATGTTGCCGACACCGAATGCAAGCGACAACAGGAACAGGGGAAACCCAAAGGACAAATGCGTTCTGAATCGTTTGGAGAAAGGAAAGCAAGTTGGACTTACTATGATGGTAGATGGCCAACTCAATCCCCAATTTGTAGCGGAAATGATGGGATTTCCAACCAACTGGACGGAATTACCTTTCCTAAATGGCGACAAGAATCAATAAAAGCATACGGAAATGCAATTGTACCCCAGGTTGCATTTCAAATATTCAAAGCTCTAATATTAGCAGAATCAAAAGAGGGGAGAAAAAAAATATTATTACGGGATGATAAGCACGAATCTTCAAGTTTAGCACAAGTCTAAGCACTTGCAGGTAATGACTAGGCTATGAATTGAAGCCTTCAACACAAAGTTCAATTCACACACAAACCTTAACAAGGCTTTTATTTATAGCTTTTGTTAGCAACTTTTAAAATTATGGCTTGGGTAAGCACAAACGAAAGACAACCAACTTCTGTTGGTAAATACAGAATAAAAAACAATGCACCTTCTTGTAACAATGGTGAAGGGGAAAGCACTTGGTTAGGTGATGAATGGGATGTTCCTGAAATGATAAAGAGCTTCTTTAAGGTGCTTTACTGGTGGGAGGAATAATTTTTATTGTTGCTAACGGACAGGTATATGAAAAGTAGCCTGACCACAAACATTGATATTATACACCGAACTTTAATAGGCTATTTTTTATATACCATGTTAGCTGACTGGTGCGGATTTTAAACACAAAACTTTGATATGAAAAACGAACGTAGTAATAATATTTTTTTGAGCGGTGGCAAAGATGGTTTTGAAAAAACCAAAAACATTCTTTGGTTTGGAGACTGCCTTCAGATGATGAAACAAATACCCGACCAAAGCATAAACCTAATTTGTTGTGATTTACCTTATGGTGTAACTAAGAATAAATGGGATTCACTCATTGATTTGAATTTACTTTGGGAGCAATACGAAAGAATAATAGTTAAAAATGGGGCAATAGTTCTTTTCGGACAGGATAAATTTTCTGCAAGGTTGATGCTCTCAAATGAGAAGCTACATAGATATAATCTAATTTGGCAAAAAACAACCCCAACAGGACACTTAAACGCTAAAAGAATGCCATTGAGAAGCCACGAAGACATACTGGTATTCTACAAGAGATTACCAACGTATAACCCACAAAAGACTACTGGACACGAAAGAAAGGTAAGCACAGCAAAGCATAAAAGAAACTCTAAAAAGACTACTAACTATGGTGAACATGGGCTTACAACTTATGATAGTACAGAACGATACCCGAAAAGTGTTTTGAGTTTTGCTACTGATAAACAAAAATCAGCATTACATCCAACTCAAAAACCACTGGAGTTGATTAAATACCTTGTTAAAACCTACTCAAATGAAAATGATTGGGTTCTTGATAATACTTGCGGAAGTAATACAACTGGACTTTCTTGTTTTGAAACAAAAAGAAACTACATTGGCATTGAAAATGATTTTGATATGTATCAAATCTCAAAAGAGAGGGTGGGAGAAAAAAATATTATTACGGCTGATATGTACGAACTTTCAATTAAAACTGGAACGTAGCACTTGCAGCTAACACTAAGCTTCGTGCCGTTCTCTTCGAATGGCATTAAGCGACTGTTGAGCAACGTCTTTCGGAGTACTTACGGAGAAATATGTTAATCATGAAGAAGAAATTAAAAAATGTATCGGCTCAAAAGTTTAAGGATGAACTTATGAGGCGTATTAATAATTATGACTCAGAATGTGATCGAGGAATACCCACTTGTGATCTTATGGATGTTGTTATTTGGATTGAAAAAGTGGAAAAAAAACTAACTAAATAAATGTTTAGCAGACTAGACGAGCACAGAGATACAATGCACAAGGTATACGATGAGGGTGTGGGACGTGGATACAAGCAGTCCCTTAAGGTTTATCACGAACCATTCTCCGTAGTCCTTGGTACTACACTCTACGTGTACGGCCCACCGCATACGGGTAAAACCCAATGGGTCTTTGACCTACTTATTGATATGGCTATCCTATATGGTATGAAGACAATACTAATGTCCCCAGAGACCGGTAAGCCAGCCACTATCTATAGGAAGCTTGCAGAGATGGTAGCAGAGAAAGACTACATCGACACCTTCAATAATCAAATGACGAAGACCGAAAGGATGACTGCTGAAGCATTTGTCTATGAGCACTTCGTTATCCTGGACCACGAGGAAAAGGGAACTGAAGAGCAAGTTGCCTTAAGAGACTGGTATAATAGAGTGGATCAAGTAGAGAAAGAACTTGGTATTGAATTCCAGATAACACTTGTCGATCCGATTGATGAGCTTGAGATAGATTGGAGATCACAACCCAGTCGAGATATTGTCCTTCAGAAGGAATTGATCTGGATACGGAAAAATGCAGACAAGAAAATGCGCTACAACATTGTAGTTGTCCATTTACGTGACCAGAAAAAAGTAGCAATTAAGATAGATGGCCAAATGCAGCTCTATTATCCAGCGCCAGACCCTCAAGAATTAGCCCATGGCCAAGAGTGGTTTCGACGGGGAATGGCAATGATTGGAATATGGAGGCCACCAACCTACCTTGACATCGAACCTGGCTTTCCCTACGAGCAAAATGATTCGGTCATACTCTATGGTAAGCAGAAGCCTGAAGAAGTAAAAGAGCAGGGGTCTTACGTTAAGCGGGTCATCGTTAAGTGGGATGCAAAAAGGCACAGATACTATCAGAAGAAATTAGGAATTAACTTATACCCCAAGCAAATAGATGGCAAAGCTAACTCCGTTGGAAAAGCACTTGATTTACCGTAGAATAAGTGCCCATTACCTGCGTAAAATTTACATGGACAAATCCGTTTACATGAAATTCGGAAAGATTGATCCTGCTGTGGACCCAAATGCACATCAGTATGCTGTGAGGTATGGCCACATTCTAGGTAAGTGTAAATTCAAAGATGAGTTTGATACCTACAAGGGAGCTTTTAGGTTTGCGGTAAAGCGACAATGCATGGCAGAGTCATACCATGAATTGAAAAAGAAAGTCAACAGACATCAGCGCAACCCTATATTTATCAATTTCGCTTCAGTACCTTTCTTAAAAGCTAAATTTCAGAGTCGGCATTTTAAGCTCACTACAGACCACTTCTTAATTATTCTGGGTATGTACAACACATATCTGCAAGCGGTGAAATTCTGGAAAATACATAGCATCAGCTACAACCTCGTTAACTCCTTTGGTGGGCCATACTCTAAAGACCACTACAAAATAGTTATAGCTAAAATGTTGCAGCATAAAATGATTAGACCAACAACCGATCAAGATATGTACACCTCTATCTTGAAGAGGATGGCCAATCAGCATAAACACCCTGTCATTGGGCGAATACTCAAGGAAGATCACTACATGTGGACAACGGATGGTAAAAGGATCATAGAAGGTATGTCCAGAGACCAACTTGATTTTCTTGATCAAATGGATCACAATGCAACATTTTTCCAGCAAGCAAATATACCCGCAGAACTTAGGGATTCTGTCAAAGCGGCAAAGAAAATCCTAACTAAAAAAGAACCAGCCAAGAGGCAAAAAGCGATGAACAATGAGCGAAGGAATGCCATTTGACCAATTTATATCCGCAGAGACAAACACTGACTTACTTAAAATGGAATCGGTGAGGCAGTACCACCAAGCGGCTGTCAAAGCTATTAATGAAGCCCCTGCCTTTGAGCGAAAGAAAGAAGCTTTAGGTGCTCTTGATTATAGTTTTCAGTACATCTCTAGGTGTCAGGCCACATTCGTTATGATGCAGAAGCAAATTTCTGAATTGGAACTAGAAAACAGCAAACTTAAAAAAGACGAAATAACCCTAGAAGCAAAGAGGGATGAGCTAAACAATCTAATCAAAGACCTAAAAAAATGGATCAAATAAAATACAAGAATCGATATTTTGGTGATCAAAGCATTGATGTTAGTGTTCACGCCCAATTAAGCGCAAGCATTAGTCATTTCAAAACCCAGTATCTAAGAACTAAGATTGAATTGATTGCTAAAAGAAAGGCAGCACAAAATAAATATGATCTTGAAGCAATACCAGCGGAACAAAGGCACCAGCTTGAGGCATACATTTATGAGACTGAGAAGTGGGACAAAGAAATGGAAGCACTCCTTGTAATATTCGACCAGAGTCAAAGTTGTTCCAGATTGGTAGAACATATTTGGACGAATAGAATGTCTATTGAGGCTTTGGATAATAATCCAACCGCTTTCCTGAATATTAACCAAGATTTTGATATGTTTGTAACCGATTGCAATGAATTAGGAATAGCTGATGAAAATGGCTTGAACTTAGAGATTCGCAAGGCACAATTAAAATTACTAAAACCACAATTCGACAGAATATGGAAATATTTACAGAAGATCATTTTCACAAGTTCGCTATAAAAGCACATAGCCCTGAGTGGTTCAGATTTAGAACAACTGGCATACCCGATTACCCTGGGGGTATTGGTGCTTCAGAAATGGCAAAGCTTATTGAAGATGTTGATACGGGACTACCGATCAATGAATACGCACCATCTCCTGCTGAAATGTTTGAGCATAAGATTGGCAGGGAGACACCAGTAGAATTTAGTAATCAACTTACATTCTGGGGCCATACCGATGAACCCATTATTGGTGAAGTATGGCAATTTTGGGATGGAACCCCTGAGGGTTATATTGCCAACCACAAGAAATGGATTGACTCAGGTAAATTAGATCAGTACCTAATCAGAAAGTCACTTGAGACTAAATACTACTTAGTCAATCAAAAAATGCCTTGGCTTTTTTCAAGTTTAGATATGGCTATTGCCCCTGGGTCCGCAAACATGATCACGGGAGAGCCACTATTAAAGGCGGCACCTTTAGAAATCAAAACGATTGGTGAGTACACTGGTAAAGGGTATGAGACTGGGATGCCTACTCAATATGTGATTCAGCTTCATCAACAAATGGTGGTAACTGAATCTGATTATGCTGAGATTGCAATCAAGAAAGCTGGTCAACACTTTAGCGTCAGGTATTATGAACGTGATAAAGAACTTGCTGAAATCATCATAGAAGTTTCCAAAGATTGGTGGTTTAATCGCGTGTTACCTGCCCGTAGATTCTTTATGGAAGCAAGGCAAGCCGAGGCAAAAGGACGTGTTTCTGAGGCCGCAAAGCTTTATGAGGCAATCGACAACCTTCAGCCAGGACCGAACAGCACAGAGGCATACAGAAGATGGAAATCTGGTAAATTCCAGCGTGAGCGTTCTTACATGAAAGGCACATTTAAGTCTTACACCAAGCTTCGTCAATATGAATTAGCCAAAAAGTACGGCAAGGTTATCAAGCAGATGCAAGACCGTCGATATAATGAACTCATGGGTTTATTGGTAGACAATCAGGTGCGCGAAATAGTCTTTGATGATGGATATTTAAGAATGGGTAAATCCAACATGATGACCACCAAAATTGGCGAAGAATTCGACGAAAAGGAATTGAAGGGAAATGTCAGTAAACTAGACTTTAACCTATGATCGAAGGAGATCTAGTCTATTACCTATGGACTGACGATTACGATGAGATTGATACCCAGTATGAAGATTATGACCCAAAGAGTGGATTCTTACCAAGACTAGGGACATTCCTTCACTGGGGCAATGAAATTACACTCATAGGGGACGGACACGGGGGCACTCATCAGCTATCGGAAATCATAGGATTAGTTGCAGACACAGAATTAGGAATCATAAGATCAATTACACCAACCAGAATATTAGTACATGACTCAATCACACTCAATCAACATTGGAATAGACCCAGGGGGGAGTAGCGGCTGTATCGCTGTTATTAATGACATGGTGACTCCCAGCGAATGCACATTTTTTGAATTCAGTAAGAAGCCAACAGAACGTGACTTAGTGTTGTTTGCCCAGACATGGCGACCATATTCAAAAGTCATGGGTATTCGGTGCGTAATGGAAAAGGTTCACGCAATGCCAAAGCAGGGGGTAGTATCTTCCTTCAGTTTTGGTGAAAATAACGGTAAATGCAAAATGTTTGCTGAGATAGTCCAAGCAGAAACACACATGGTTACTCCGCGAACATGGCAGAAAGCCATAGGGCTTGTCGTTGTAAAAGGAGAGAGTAAAGTAGAACACAAAAACAGGCTACGTCAGATAGCCGAACGATTATATCCACACATAAAATTCACTAACCCTAAAGTAGACGCACTATTAATGGCGCACTACGCTAAAAATTTAATCTAATGGCAGGAAAAGGTAACTCAGCAGGTAACAAGTTTGTCTTTCTACAACTCAGGTTTGACAAGCTGGAAAAGAAAACATATTTCTCTGAACTAGCAAAATTGGAGGGCAAATGGACACCCATTGAAAACTACTCTTACATAGAGGGTAAGTTGGTTGATATTGAGGTGAAGTCCCAGAAAAGCCAAAAAGGAGAAGAGTACAAGAAAATTGTATTCTCATTTGATTTTGGCGAGGATGAACCGATCCACAAAGTTGACTCTAGCTTCTCAATGCTTGGGAGGTCTTTGATAAACACTCTATCCGCTTGTGAAGCAGAAATCAAGGCAGGAAAGGAGCTTAATATTAGTGTCTACGAGAACAAGAGTGGATACAGTTCCCTTTGTGTTCGGGAACCTGGTACAAGCGGTAAAGACGGTATGTATGGTTGGAGATGGAGTATGGATCAATTGCCAAAATCAACAAAGCATGTCATCAACGGCAAAGACGTATACGATCATACTGCAATAAATGAAATGATGGAGAAGATCATTGCGGAAAAGATCAAGCCAAATTGCCCTGGTATTCCAGATCGTGATGGTCCGGCAGCAAAACCAGCCCCAGCTTTAGATGCATTACCTGAAGATAGATCATTTTCGGGTACGCCAGGCAAGCAAGAGACGGGTATGGACTTGCCCAACCATGAAAGTATGCCACCAGATGACCTTCCGTTTTAATGAAGATACCATTACAATTTGACCCAGATGTAATTAAAAAATATCAACACCTCAATATGTTACAAATAAATCAAATAACTATGATGCATAATGAACACAAAGGGTTTATCAGCACCCGACTAACAACTGTTGAAACATTAGAAGACTACGAGAAGCTTCTAAAATGGCTTGCAAGCAATGTACCCCTCCCAGATCGTATAGCGACTTCTGAGAATAAAGTAGGGATCATTGCTTCAGTAATTGAATTCGGTATTGAAAACGGATTTGGATGGGCAGAGTCTATTGGCCAAGTCATCCCAACTGGTGATGGTCGCTTTATGATCAAAGGCGACATTGCTAAGGCCAAAATATTTGCTTCTGGGGCTGTCCTTGCATGGAACGAAAACTACAAAGGCTCAATTAGAGATGGTAGTTTTACTTTTTACATTTCTGGGAAAAGAAAGATAGGGGGTTCAGAAGTTACGTTTGAAAGGTCTTACTCTATTGAAGACGCGAAGAAAGCAGGACTCTACAATCCAGATCTTAAAGGCAAGGATTCTGAATTTTGGAGGGACTATCCCGAAAGAATGTGCATGTACCGAGCCTTAGGATTTGTTGTGCGTGACTTTTTTGGTGACATCCTACGCAACATTGTCTTGACCGAAGAGTACACGGACTACAAAAAAGGTCTGGGTAATACTGTGAAGTTAAATGGACATGAGATGGACATGTCAGAAGCCACCAAGCAGGAGAAGGAGAATGGTAGTGTGACTAAGAAATTAGTTGACAGAGTAAAAGGAAAGACCGAAGATGCGGGTGGTCACATCTCACAAGAACCACAACTTAAGGGGGTCTTTGAGGGGAAAATATGGTCTTATGCGCCAGAAACTGACAACTTATCAATACAAGATTTAGAGAGTCTTGATGAGAACAGTTATAACCTTGGGAATCCAGTGACAGGAACGATTGAGGAAGGAAGAGCACTTAAGCTTCGCTTTGAACAGAGTCCCAATGGTACTGATCCATTTCAAGAGACGAAAGAAAACGAGGGAACACCACCATGGCACGAACTTGTTAAGCAGTGTGACAATGGGGGGGAAATGATCACCTTCCTTAATGCAAAAGCACCTGCAGCTCTTTTGGGATGGGTCGATAAAATCCCTGGACGAAAAACCACTGGACGCTTGCTTGAGCTTACTGAAACTTTTGCGGAAGACGAAAATCAAATGGAGGCTTTCTTTATAAAAAAGTATCCAGAGGTTGAGTTGAAACGAGAAGAGAGAAACACTGAGAAAGCAACGGAGAGACCACACCTGCCACAAAAATCTTCAGAGCTTCCCGAAGACAAAGGAACCCCAGATATAGCCGAAGTTTCAGGCAATAGAATGGGTATTATATGGGGTGATGGGAGTCCTGATAAGCCGAGACACCATAAGTTGTTGCATAAAGTTATGCGGGCTTTTGCTGAGAAAGATGGTAGACTCTTCCCGACTTTTGAAGATAAATACAATACTAAGTTCCCAGACTCAGCCTTAGATGTTGATGACGCTATGCTTGAGATGTCCAATGAAGCATTAGACGAGTTCCTTAATGATTCACTAGATGATTTAAATCTATAGACGTGAATCACATAAAGCTGGCAGAATTAAGCGAAAAGCTAGACATCCTAGAGGTGGCAAGGCATTACAATCTCAATCTGGTTAAGTCTGGCGCGAATTGGAAGTGCTTGTCACCCTTTGGTGATGAAGACACTGCAAGCTGCCTATTCTCCCCATCGAAGCAAATATTTAAGGATTTCTCGTCGGGAAAGGGTGGTGATGCAATTACTCTTGTAGAGGAAATGGAGGGGCTTGAGTATCCAGATGCCATGCGTTTCTTAGGTGAAATGTACGGGATCGAACTAGGGGACGATGTGCCTCAAGAACTTTTAACCAAAAGATCCCAGATACAAGCTTCAGCTTCTATTCTGTCAGCTTATTTTATCTCATTACTTGAACAGTCGGCTTCAGCGCAGAAATACGCTTCCCGCTTTAGTCAAGAGCAAATTAAAAAGTGGGCACTGGGCTACTGCCCAATGACTCCGTCTGCAGATTATGATCGCCATTTCAAAAACTGTGGGCTCATCAGTGAAAATGGGCACAATTTAATGCGTGGGAGGCTCATTTTTCCAATAAGATCAAGAAGTGGGTCTATCATATCATTCACTGGTAGAAGAATCGATGGTGGCAAGGAGTACAAGTATATCAATGGCAGAGAAACTGAGCTATTCGTTAAATCAAACGTTTTGTATGGAATCTTTGAATCCAGGTCCGCAATCGTTAAGTTAGATCATGGAATACTGCTCGAAGGAAACCCTGACGTTATCACCTCGCATGAATACAAGCATGAGAATACCCTTTGTCCTTTAGGTACGTCTTTCACTGAGGGTCAGATAAAAGAATGCCTCAGATTGACTAAGAATTGGACAATCATCTATGATGGGGACAAAGCAGGTATAAAAGCAACTAGTAGAGTCGTTCGGTTATTCCTAGACTCAGGTGTGGAACCAAAATTCCTTCCAATGCCAGAGAACTTAGACCCAGATGACTATTTAAAAGAGCATTTAAAGTATGACTTTAGCCAATCGGTTGGGGGCATATCATTTTTGGCAAAAGACAACGAACTTGATGGACAGTTCTTCGATACAATGGTGAATTACCTTGAGAGTATTGAAAACCCTCATTTGAAAAACATAAAGGCAATAGAATTGTCTATGAATTTTGGCTTATCCAGACAATTCATAGAAGTCAGAGAAACATGGAAAAAGTTACACGACAGCGAAGAGTTTTATTCAAGCACAAGCAGCAAAAACTTATTAGACAAATGGCAAGTAGCGCAGAGATCACTTTAAAGAAGCTCCACTTTATTATCGAGCTTAAAACAATGAGAAGAGACGAGTTGGCCCAAATACTTGGAAGCAAAGAGTATCCAGGTGTGAACGGTAAAATTATTACCCTTTTTGTAGAAGGTGGAATGACCATTAAAAAGTGTGATGGGTTTGCCGTTGATGACGATGGCGAAGTGATAATGAGACTTTTTGACATGGATGAAGACGTAGAGCCATTTTTTTACAGAAAGAGTCAATTAATAGACTACAAAATATCATGATAATACAAGATAAAATAGATACGGATTACGCGAAGGAGAAGCAAAAGTGGCTTCAGGAAACTGACGAGCCAGAGGAAATATTTGTATTCCTTTTGGACTTGCAAGATTCAGTCAAACACCTTTATGAGAACAAGAATAATCCTCAGTGGATCGACTCAGAGGTAAGTATTAACTTCAAGCTAAAAATACTGGCAATGCTTGAGAATTACGCACAGCATAGGTTTGATTTACTGAATAATCTTACAGCACAAATCCAACATCGATTCCAAAGTCTCTGTAAGATATACATAGATCGTAGTGTCTATCGATTAATTTACAACGCATCCAAAACTACAATGACCGCAGCGAAAAAGGCATTAGACATTGAACTTGAAAAACAAAAATAAAATGCCTGATCGATTAAGAAAGCTTTATATCGACATGCCTGTATGGAAAGGAGGTGTAAAAGAAGATGATTTTCTTGTAGCTATAGGTCAGAAGCAATCAAACAGTGTCTACCACGTTGCTTCAGCGGTAAAGAAACCAATCAAGGGAAATACTAGAATGTTTCGATTTCATGTTGAGGTTTACAGGTCGCAACTATTAACCGCACTTCAGAGGGAAGAAAGCCAAGAGCTTCATCCAGTGACGTGGTATTCAAAATCAAATAAAACTAAACAGATATAAAATCATGATAGTAAGGATCACTCATTCAAATGGTCGTATCCCGAAAGTGGGTGAGCTCTATGAAACTGAATACTATCCGTATGATACTTCAAAGGTGACTCTCTTGTACATGGTGGATGAGGATACCCATGAAAAGTCAGAAATCCAGCATTGGGAGGATCCGTGCTACAATCATTACTTAGATTCCCTAGAGATAATATCATGAAATCACTTTTTCACAAACGCTATTCTGGACTTACTGTTTAGTGCGTGAATTTCTAGCATCTCTTCTTTCCTTAAGTCCCAAGTCTCCCAATTCGTGTCGGGGTACCTCTCTTTGTACTGTTTTTCTTGTTGAACAGTTCCTTGGTCTCGTATAGTGTGCTCATCTGGGTGGACCAGGATTATGTTTTTTGCAACAAGTTTTAAGTGTGGGTACGAACCTTTGGGTAAAATATGTGCGTAGCAACAAACATTATTCAAGTCAATATTTCTACCACTCAACTCACTCCTACCATCAGAGCCTATTCGCTTCGACGCAAATAGGCTCCTTTGGTTTTTGAATTCATCTAACTTAAACATTCGAACATCAGTTTTTCAAAAAGTGCGTAGCTTATATTTTCGGGAACGGAAAACACGGTATCCCAGGGTCCGTCTTTTTGACATACAATTTTACCTGCTTCTTTTACTATTGTGTGCCCGGAGGAAATGAGCTTGTTTTCTCCGTCCATCTTAAAACCTTCTGACGGGTTTCTCTTTGCAAATGTCTCAAACATAATTTCCACTTTGTTTTTTACAAATGTAGTCCTTAAGACTGTTCTCCCGTATTCTAAAATAATCATCTACCAATGTCGAGCAAAGTATTCTGCTCAGAGTCCCATCTGTCTTTACGAATGTATAGCCCTTACTCTGGTCAATAGTACCCTTGATAATATTTGAGATATTGCCCATATCGCACCCGGTAGCTTCTGAAGCTTCCTTAAGTGTAGTAACTGTCTTGATCGGCTTTCCATCCGAAATTCTAAATATGAGTATCATCTACCTTTCTTCTTGAGTTATTAATGCGTGAACAAAATTAGTCCACAATCCCTTCTTGTACCTTTGCAACAAGTATTCTTGTGACCCTGCAACTGCTTTCATAAATTCTGGCTCCATTATGAGCTCTTGCATACGAATAGCTTTGAGTCCTCCTTCAGTCTTGACAATTATCACCTCCTGAACCATATCAACTGTGTATGGTAGTTTGGCAGTCCAAAAGAAACAACCCTTGTCCCGGGCTGTTTCGATTAGATTTCTAACATCAGTATTTTTGATCATTGACTTCGTTGTTGTCATTATCTTACAAATTAAGTGAAAATTATTCTTTAGCTAACTACTACAAATATCCCAACAAGAAAAAACCAAAATGCCACTCCCATTTCGTAGTCTTGTGCAAAGATTCCTATCACAATAATTCCGAGTCCTACCATTACCTTCTTGGTCTTGGCTATACTTTCTTTTCCTCTCATTATGTTGCCGGGTTATTATTGTAAATATTCAACCAATCGGTTTGGCCTACAAATGTTTCAACTGCTTCCCAATAACTTGGTTCATTAATATCGACTTCAGCATTCCAATCGAAGTCAGAGTATTTCGCTTCAAATCTTTCAGCAATTAGTCTAGCTGCCTCCATCAGCATTCCGGTACCTCCATTATCGTAGAATTCCCGAAAATCTATTGGCTGCGTATCTTCCCCTTGCATACGCATTACTACTATGGCTTCCGAAACAAGGTAGTGTGTCTCCATAAGTGATACATATCTATCTTTTTCTTCAGGGTCTTGAGTCATTACCTGAAATGCGTGTTCTGGCAACATCTTGCCAACATTCGCTTCAGTCGCGCTCGTCATCCGCGTCTCTTCAGCCGTCAATAGGGACAACATTACCATTGACTCTTTAATGTCCTGCGCTTCAATTTTGACGTTAAAATTGAATTGCTTGTCTTGTACTTTTCATATCTATTTTGTTATGATTCTGAATACGATTTCAGTAGTGTTAGTGTTTTTTGTTGGCTTCAGAAAAGAGGAAATGGTAATATATCCATTGGTATCTTTTCCTATGTCTCTTATCACTCTTTGGTAATCCAGCGGTCGCTGTATCTCATGTACAAAGTGGTTAAATCCGCGTTCTACGCAAATTTTGGCTCTTGCTATTAAGATGTTTTTTATTTCTTGATACTTGAACTGGCCAAGGTCATTCTCACCATTCCATTCTTTAACTGTTCTCTCCATTACGTGTCCATCCATCACATCCTTCAGAATCGCTTTAATCTCTTCCAATGATAGTAGACTATGAAATAGCAGTGTTAAGTTACCAACTACGCTTGCATCACCTTTCAGTTCGTACCCGTGAACTGTACCGGGTGTGTGTGTCATAAATAACCATACATCAGAGAAGGCTTCAACTTCGCATTGGTAGGTTTTAAATTCATTGTCATTCATATCTTCAGTTTTAATGAGTTGTTATATTTTCCCGTCATCAGCAAATGAGTAGTACCCTTCCTCTGCTGCAATTATGTGGTCGAGCAATTTAATTTCCAAAAGGTTACCTATTTTTTTAAGCTTTTCTGTTAAGTGAATATCCGACTCACTTGGATTAAGACTTCCGCTTGGGTGGTTATGACTTATAATAAATGCGCTTGCGTTATTAAGTAGTAACATTTGCATTATAATTCTAGGATCAACTACTGTCCCTGAGATACCTCCTTCAGAAATTTTTGAGATGGCTACAATTTTATTAGCCCTATTCAGTGCTGCAACAAAAAATTTCTCCTTATATTCTAACTGTTCCCCGTAATATGGTTTAATGCCATTGTAAAAGTCACTTGACTGTGTTATTTTGACTCTATCCTTAGCTTTCACCCTGCGCTTGTAAGTAACATCTATCTCTGCAAATTTGTACAGTTCCTCGAATATTTCTATTTGCTTATTCATACTATTTGTGGTATTCAGCGTTGTGTGAAATAAAGTTCAAGTTCTTCGATATACATACCTCTTGATACATATCAAAATGCTCGTGTCCCCAACTTTTGGCTTCTTTGATTGCGTATTCCC